CAAGATACCCCGCCGGAGGAATGGTTGTACGATGTGGGGATGCCGATAGGCAATCTCACTTCTCAACTCTTCGCCAATATTTACATGAACGAACTTGACCAGTATTGCAAGCACGTTCTGAAAATCCACTACTACATCCGGTACATGGACGACATTGTGATCCTTGGGGAGAACAAGGAAACCTTGCACGAGTGGAAAGCGAAGATCGAAACATTCCTGCATGAAGAGTTGGAGCTTGACCTGAACAATAAAACCTGCATCCGACCGGTGCGGATGGGCGTGGAGTTTGTTGGTGTGCGCATTTGGCCCGCCTACATGAAGCTGCGCAAAAGCACGGTTGGCCGGTTGAAACGGGAGGTCAAGAAAATATCAGAGCTTTACGCTTCCGGGCAGATGGATGAAGAAGCGTTCAAACGCCGTGTTGCCAGTATTAAGGGGCTGCTGGAACACACGGAGAGTGAGAGTCTACGGTGGCGGCTGAACCAGATTTATCTTGATGCTGTACGGAAGTACGGAAAGACAGACCCAGAGGAAACGCTCTGGAAGGGAAAGAACGATGGAAAGAAAGTGGCCTGATCTGTGCGAAACGCTGCTCGGTAAGCTGGAAGCGGCGGGAGTAGACACGACCGCAGAACGCGGAGAGTTTGCCGTGCTGTACGCTGAGTGCTGCGCGGGCGGCTGTGGTAAGGCATTGAGCCGGAAAGGAAAAAAAGAAAATGGCAATTAACGCATATTCGCTGGCAAAGGATGGGGGCAAGAAACTGTCTGCAAACTTTACCGTGAAAGAGTTCCGTTGTAAGGATGGGACTGATCCCATCTTTATTGATGATGCTCTTGTGAAGCTGTTGCAGAATATCCGGGATCACTTCGGAAAGGCCGTGACGATCACAAGCGCATATCGCACTGCCGCCCACAACAAGGCGGTCAAGGGCGCAACGTATAGCCAGCATTGCTACGGCATGGCGGCAGATATTCGGGTGCAGGGCGTGGCCGTAGAAACGGTTGCGGCCTACGCCGAAACTCTGCTGAAAGATACCGGTGGCATTGGACGTTATCCCGTGAAGAACGGTCGCCCTGCTGGTTGGGTACATATCGACACCCGTGCGGTAAAGAGCCGTTGGGTTGGTTAAGAGTAGGAGGAAAACAGTATGGAGAACATTCTGAAAGTTTTTCTGATGGCATTCCCTGAATGGCTGGCTGTCATCTTTATGGTGGTCGGCCTTGTGGTCACGGCACTGGCGGCGGTACGTCTGGGCTATGGCCTTGTTGTCGCAAAGACCGTGTACAAGTGGATCGTCAATGCAGAAGAAAAGTTCGGTAGCGGCGCGGGCGCAGAAAAGAAAGCTCACGTCATTGCCGTACTGCGTGGGTATACCCCCGACTGGCTGGACTGGGCGATCAATGAGCGGACGCTGGACTGGATCGTGCAGATCGTGTTCAACTTCACCAAGAAGAAGCTCGAAGATTACATGGAAAAGAAATCCGCAGAAACCACTACTGTGGCCCACTTCGGTAACGTGGGGGAGGACAACAAGAATCGCAAGGAGTAAACGATGCTGGAATTTATCGTCAAATACTGGGCGCAATGGTTTTTCGGCATCGTGGCGGCAGGTCTGACCGCTGCATACCGTAATCTCTCCAAGAAGATCAAGGCACAGAAAGAGGAAAACAAGGCAATCAAAAACGGTCTGCTGGCAATTCTCCACGACCGGCTGTATCAGGCGTGTACCCATTACATTGAGAAAGGGTACATCGACCTGCCCGGTTTGAAGAACATTGAATACCTCTATAAGAGTTATCACGCTCTGGGAGGTAACGGAACCGGAACTGAATTGTATACGAGAGCAAAGGCACTCCCCATCCGGGACGACTGAGCTAAACTACATCCCCGCTGGTGATCCTACCCGGATCGCTGGCGGGGATTTTTTTGTTGCCCTGCGGTGGCCCCGTTGACAAAACGCCAAAAGTCGGTTACATTTGAAATGCGAAACAAAGCGACAAAGAAAGGAGGAAAAATAACGTGCGAAGATTCAAACATCTAACATGGACAGACCGGCTTCGGATCGAGAAGTGGCTGAACGAGGGCATGAAACCCAAGGACATTGCCAGCAAATTGCGGGTGCATATCTCCACGGTGTACAATGAGCTACACCGCGGGGAGTATCAGCGGCTAGTGGGCGATACATGGGAGCTTGTGAGCGCGTACAGCCCGGACATTGCGGAGCAGAAATACCAAGCGCACCTGCGGGACAAAGGCCCAGCCCTGAAAATCGGCAAGGATCACGAGCTTGCAAACTACATCGAAACCACGATCCTGAATAAAGAGTGCAGCCCGGCGGCGGTGTTCGGATATGCGCAGCAGGAGGGCAAGCAGTTCAAGACGAGCGTTTCTGTGCAGACGGTATACCACTATATAAAGAAAGGCTTGTTCCTGAATCTCACTCAAGAAGAACTTCCCCGGCACGGGAAACACAAGCAGGCATATAAGAAAGTCTGCAAGAAAGAAGCTGCTCGCGCCCCGGCGGGGGAGAGCATCGAACAGCGGCCCACGGAAGTGAATGAACGGCAGGAGTTCGGACACTGGGAGGGCGACACGGTGTATAGCGGCAAGGGAAAAGTAAAGACGACCTGTGCGCTGTTCACCATGACGGAGCGCAAGACGCGCAACGAGATTATAATAGGGGTTCCGAACCGCAAGGCAGAAACCATTGTGAAAGCGGTTGACGCGCTGGAAAGGAAGCTGGGCGCAAGGAAGTTCCGGCTGATCTTCAAGAGCATCACGTTTGACAATGGCACAGAATTTGCGGCGGCGGATATGCTGGAACGGTCGTGCATCAACAAGACGATCCCGCGGACAAAGGTTTACTTCTGCCATCCCTATTCTTCATGGGAGCGCGGCAGCAATGAACACGTCAACGGCATGATTCGCAGGAAGCATCCGAAAGGCACGGACTTTTCAAAGGTTTCCAAAGAGCAGTTGGCGGAGACAGAGAAGTGGATCAATGAGTACCCGCGAAAAATCTTCGGGTACAAGAGCAGTGCGATCATGTTCCAACAGTGTTTGAATGAACTTGGCATAGCCATGTAAGAAAAGTGCAACACCACACCCCAAAAGAAAGCGTGGTAATAAAGAAAATACGGCGAACAGAATAGATCAAAGGTTGGCTGCAAGAAAAGTGAAACCTTGACGGCCTATTTGTATTGTTTCAAAATGAACAGAAATCTTTCTGAATTTTTGTAGAATTCAATGGTTGACTTCCGAGTGCCCGCATGGCCGGGCTTTTTACGTTGCATGGGTTGGGAAACAGTGGTATCATTAAAAAGTACGATAAAACCTGAAAATAACGAGGTGCAAATGGAAGTATTTGAAATCGAGACAGAGCGTCTGCAGCTGCGGCAGTTCCGGGTGGAGGACGCGCAGGACGTATTTGCGATTTTCTCGGATGAGCAGACCACGCTGGATTGCGGCGGTTACCATGCCTTTGATGCAATGAATGAGGAATATGACCGTCTGATGCAGAAATTTGCGGGACAGACCCGTTACAGCGTTGTCCGCAAGGCAGATGGGCGTGTGATCGGCGTGATCTCGCTGATGGATGCCGAGCGTGCCGTGCCCGGCTGGGAGCTGGGCATTGAGATGGCTCCGGATGTCCGGCGGCAGGGCTATGCCCGGGAAGCGCTGGCGGCTGTGATTCAGGCGTTCTTCGAGAAAACGGACACGGTGCTTTTCACGGGTGGGCATTATGCCTATAACACCATCTCCGGGAAACTGCTGAAAGAGCTGGGCTTCACCTATGAGGGCATCGAACACAAGGCCATGCACCATGCAGAGCGCGGCCCCAC